ATTTCTATTAAAATAATGTGGGTTATGATTTAGCGTTTTTTGGAAATACATGGGATACACCATCTCAGATGATGCACCAGTTAGATGTTATTATATTGAAAATCTTAAAAGAAGATTATGGTCTGAGATATTTTAATTGTGGTGCTGCTTCCTCTACTAATTTAAAATCATTCAAATCACATATACCGTGTACTGAACTAATCAGTTGGCGGTACAAAAAATCAATATCAAAAAATAAAAAAATAGTTCATTCTGATAAGAAATTAGTTTCTGGTTTTGGGATAGTATAATGACAAATCAAGATAGTTTTTCAAGAATATTATCATATTTTCATGCGTTAGCAGCTGAAGAGTTTGAGCATGACGGGCATATTTATAAACCTTATGACGCATTAGTAATTACTGATGCTGTTTTTAGATCATATACATGTCCAGATACATGCGGGGCGTGTTGTATGAAATGTTCATTATTATGGGATACGGATACAAATTTAGATAATGTTAAATATGCTCCACAAACTATTAATAACATTACTGTGCCTTTTTGGGTTGATGTACAGAATGATAATAATAGAAAGGATGGCAAATGTAAATATTTAGATGAAACTGCACGTTGTAAAATATATCCTCTGCGTCCCTTACCTTGTAGATTTGAACTATTTAAATTTATTCATTATGTAACTAAAAATAAAGTATACGCTCGTGTTGCTCTGCCGGGTAGAGGTTGGGCATTGACAAGAATAGATGGCAATAAAGGAAATCTATGCACTATCACGGAATATGATAGAAATGCCACTATGGCACAAGCAGCAGATCTGACTATTATTGCTAGATGGATGGAGCAATTTAAAATAAAGCATAATGCACATGAATTGATAGCTTATTTATTAGCTGGTCCAACACAAGAAAAATTTGTTATTTCTCGTTAGAAATAGTATAATAATTTTAAGTAGATTTATTATTTATCAATAAAAAGAGAGGTTTGTAATGGCAATAAAAACTTTCAATGATACATCTAGTATTGAAAAATTAGGCAAAGGTGGAACAAAATATGATTACGACGAACCATCTGTAGATATTTTTGAAACTTTTGAAAATACAGCTAAAAATAGGCCATATGTTATAACTCTAGATGTGCCTGAATGGACAGGAAAATGCCCAGTTACAAATCAGCCCGATTTTGCACATATTACAATTCAATATATTCCCAGAGACCGTTGTATTGAAACAAAGTCATTAAAATTATACGTATTCGCATATCGTAATTATGGTTGTTTTATGGAAAGCACAACAAATCGATTTGTAGATGATATCGTAGCTGCCTGTGACCCTAATTGGGTTAAAGTTATTGGTAGATTTAATTCAAGAGGTGGTATTACTCTTGATGTAGAGGCAGAATATATTAGAGAAGGTTTTAAACGATAAAACAAAAATTTACATTTTGAGAGGCACTTTGTTGATGGTATACAGCCCCCCGAGAAGGCGGTATATTCTGATACTTAGTGCCTCTCTTTTTTTTATAAGGAAAAATCATGTTGTTATTTTTTGCAGGTAGTGCTGGTGTAGAAAATCCAGAATGTGGTTGTAAAGATATTCCTTTGAGAGAAGAAATTGATCAGAGGTTATTATCATATCATTATATGGGTCCATCATTAGATAAATATTATTTTAATGATGAGGTTAGGCCACATTATAGTAATATCATCATGGATTCGGGCGCTTTTTCTGCATGGAATAGGGGTGCTGTCATAGATCTAGAAGCTTATGCTGATTATTGCTTGAAATATTTAGATTATATAAGTTACGTTGTAAATCTAGATGTTATTCCTTCAAAACCTGGTGATAAAAAACCAGATGATGATGAGATAGAGCGTTCAGCAAGTGCAGGATATAAAAATTATGAATATCTATTATCTCGAGGTATTCCGAAAGAAAAGTTAATTCATGTTTTTCACCAAAATGAGAATTTTCATTGGTTGGAAAAAATGGTAGCTGATATGCCGTATATTGGGTTATCTCCTGCTAATGATAGAACTGTAAATGAAAAGATTCAATGGTTGAAAAAATGTATGCCTTATGTTACAGATAGTAATGGCTATGCCACAGTAAAATTTCATGGTTTTGCTGTAACGAGTTTCAGAATAATGAAACAGTTTCCTTGGTATAGTGTAGACAGTAGTACATGGGCTACAGTTGCAGGTAGAGGTGTAACATTTATTCCAAAATATAAGCATGGAAGTACAACAGAATTTGATTTTTATGATAAAGAACCTTACAAATGTTCATTGTCCCAAGTAGTGAATAAAAAGGACCATTTTGATTTACAATATGGTGACAAGTTATCTACTATTAAGCATTATTTAGATTCTTTAAATATTGAAATGGGGAACTATGGTTTTAAGATAGTTCCTAATGACTATAAATTAAAAAAGAAAGAACGACCATGCTCATCAAAATATTTAAATAATTTAAATATTGTATACGAAGATGATGTATCAGCATTAGGGTTCACTGAAAAAGGTTTGATACCCAATGATAATTTGCCAGATGAGAATGGTATATATAGAAAACCAAATAATATTGTCATTCCTAATGGACATAAATTGATTGAAGTAGTATTTGATGTTGGTATACGTAATGATTGGAAATACAGGCAATTTTTAAATGCTAGGTTTCTAAAACGATTTGGTTTATTGAAGCCTAATCCTGCTGTATATACTGGAAAAGATAAGACAAATGAAGAAAATATAGAAAATTACACAGGAAGTAAACAAATTCCAGGTATATTGTAGTTTTATATATTCATTTTAAATAAAAAGAGGACGATCCTTATGCAAATTGATACGAAAAAATTAATGTCTGCTCTAGATACTATCCGTCCAGGTACTGATAAGAGAGAAATAGTAAATCAATCATCTTTTTATGGGTTCAAAGATGACTATATTTACACTTATAATGATGAGATAACTGTTTCTACAAAGTTAAAAACAGGCATTGAATGTTATGTGAATGCAGATGATTTGTTTAATCTGCTGAATAGAGTAAATGACAAAGAAATAACTATTGATGTAGTTAATAGGAAAAAGAAAGATAAAGAAAAAGGATCAAATGAGTTTGATGCCGATATGGTAGTTTCTGGTAAGAAATTTAAAGCTACTCTAGCAGGTTATAGAAAGAGTAATTTGAGAGATTTAAAAACAGTTGATATAAAAGATTCCGAATTCACTGAATTGCCAGATAATTTTATCGATATGCTTAAAATGTGTCGTATGTCAGTTGACACTGATATGTCTAGGCCAGCATTAACTTGTATTCATTGGTTACCTGATAAATTAGAAAGTTGTGATAATTTTAGAGTAACACAATATAAAGGTAAATTTCCCAATGTTTGTGATGATGGCGTTTTATTACATAAAGGTTGTATTGATCAATTAATTAAATTTAAACCCACACATTATTGTTTTACTGGTGATAATGAATGGGTGCATTTTAAAATAGGCAATGCTTGTATTTTTTCTTCTAGAATATTCAGTGGTACTTATCCTAAATTAGATAATGTAGCAGGAATGATAGATAATGAAACAATACATTTCTTGCCATCAATGACTGATGTATTACAAAGAGCTTTGATTTTTGCTAAATCTAATGATACTATTGCTGGTACAGAACAAGCATTGATAGAAATAAAAGGTACTCATGTAAAAGTGGCAGTATCTGCAGTTCGTGGTTCTTTTTCAGAGAGTGCCAGAATAAAAGCAAAAAGTGATTTTAAATTTGAAATTAGAATAAGAGCATTGATCGATATATTATCATCTGAATTTTCATCAGCTATTTTAGATGAAAAAGTTGAGAGACTAAAATTTTCTACAGATGATATGATACATATAGTTGCATTACTGTCTAATTGAGATTCGCCATATTTATAGAGTGTATTTTAATAATGGAATACACTCTATATGATATTTTATAGGATAGAATATTTTAATAGGAAATTCAAATGCTACAAGGCGGATTTTTTTCTTCTGAGGAAATACATAAATGTGATATAGATTTAAAAGCTCCTACATGTACTAGATGTGGACTTAATAATAGTTGTACCACACCTAAGATGGCACCATACGGAAAGAATAGAAAAAAAATAATGATTATCAGTGACATGCCATCTGCTGAAGATGACTTTCAGGGTAGGCCATTCATGGGAAAGAGTGGTAAATATTTACGAAAGTTATTTAAGTCGCAAGGCATATTATTAGATAGAGATACTATACAATTAAATGCGATTTCTTGCAGAACACATAAAGGCAAATCTCCAAGTCCGATAAATATTGCTGCTTGTAGAATTAGAGTATGGGATGCTATCAAAGAATATAAACCAAAATTAATAATATGTATGGGTGGTGCTGTTTTAGAAAGTATTATGCATCACAGATGGAAAAAAAGTTTAGATGGTATTACTAAGTGGCGTGGCAATGTTATTCCTGATAGAGATACAAAATGCTGGCTCACATTTACATATAAACCTAGTTATGTGTTGAGAGAGAAGAAAAAGCAACCTGTGTTGCAGGTTATTTTTAAAAATGATATTATTAATGCTTTAGCTTATTTAGATAAACCTTTTCCACAATATGATGAAGAAGAAAAATTTATCAGAGTATTAACAGATGAACAAGAACAGTTAGCTTGGTTTAAATATGCCTTTGAAAAACAACGAGAACCGGGTTTGCTTGCTTTTGATTATGAAACTACAGGTCTTAAGCCACATAATAAAAAAGTTCATAAAATAGCCTGTGTATCTTTATGTTTTGAATATGATGAAGCTATAGTATTGCCTTTTCCATTATCTAAAAAAGTGATGCGATGGTATAAACGCATATTAACACATCATAATTTTTTAAAAACTGCACATAATATGAAATTTGAAGACACTTGGACAAGAGTGTTATTAAATTTCAGGCCCCATCCATGGGCATGGGATTCTCTACAGTCGGCACATATAATAGATAATAGGCCATATATAACTGGTTTGAAATTTCAGGCATATATAAAATTCGGTATTTTAGGTTACGATGAAGGTATATCTAAATATTTAAAAGCTGTAGAAGAAAAAAATGCAAATGCCGTTAATCGTGTTTTTGAAGCTCCGAGAGCTTTACTATTATTATATTGCGGTATAGATTCATTGGTGCAATATAGATTAGCATTGTTGCAACGAAAAGAAATGGGATATGAAAAAAATGAATCCATATGATATACTTGGTTTAAAATCAGATGCTACAAATGATGAAATTAAAAAGGCATATCGGACAATGGCTAAAAAATACCATCCCGATAAAAATAAATGTGCGGATTCTGAAAATAAATTTAAAGAAATAAATGAGGCATATAGTATTTTAACAGGAAAATCTAATGTTCATCATGATTATACCAATCCTGATGTTAATGATATATTTTCACATTTTATGAATAGTGCACATAGAGATTTTAGATCACGACCTATGAAAGGAAGAGATTATAAGTATGTGAAATATTGTTCTCTATATGAGTTTATAAAAGGTGCTGATATAATAATTGATGAAAAAAGAATAGAAATTTGTGATTCTTGTAATGGGATGGGTTTATTTTTATCCGATGCCTCATGTTCTACATGTGGTGGTAAAGGCGTTTTAAACCAGTCTATCAAAAGAGGTCCCGCTGTATTTTATCAACAAACTATATGTAATGATTGTAAAGGTACAGGTAAAAAAATAAAAAGTATTTGTTCTAAATGTAAAGGAAAAGGTGAAATTCAGATTGAATTAAAATCAACTTATAGACTACCTGCTATGTATAATCCTGGAGATATAATGAGTTATACTGGAAAAGGTAGTGCCGGTAAGAATGGTGGACCTAATGGAAATGTGTATATAAAATACATGTTGGATATGTCTAGATTTACTGATTTAGATAATGATTTATTAAATAAAATAAAAGAAATCTAATGCTGATAGATATAGCCCCTAAAACAAAAGAAGCATATAAATTAATGCATGATGGAATTCTTGCATTGAGTGATATAGAATTGAATGGTATACGTATTGACATCGATTATTGTAAGAGGCAACAAAAGCATTTAGATAGAAAAATAAAAAGGTTACAAAATAAAATCTCTAATAGTAAAGAGATGAAAGAATGGCGTAGAATATATAGAGCTAAAACAAACCCCGATTCTAATCCACAATTAGCTGATATGCTTTTTAATCATTTCGGGTTAGAGCCTGTTGCGAAAACAGCTAAAGGTAAGCCTGCTGTAGATAAAGCATCATTAGAACAATTAGATTTCCCGTTAGTTAAACAAATTTTAGATGTAAGAAAATATAAAAAAGCCAGAGATACATATATTGCTAATCTCATCAGAGAATCGGTTGATGGCTATATGCATCCATTTTTTAATTTAGATAAAGTAAGAACATTTCGTTCAAGTTCTAGTGCTATTAATTTTCAGAACCAACCTAATAGAGATCCAGAAATAAAAAAAATCATAAGAAGTGCATTCCTTCCCAGAAATAGACATAGGTTAGGTGGTGTTGATTATGGTGGTATTGAAGTAAAGATAGCTGCCACATATCATAAAGATCCTGTGATGCTGGATTATATTCATGATCCAGCATCAGATATGCATAGAGATGTAACTAAAGATTGTTTTGCTATTCCAGACCCTGATCTAGTTAGTAAAGATATGAGAAAATCAGGAAAAAATAAATTTACATTTCCTGAATTTTATGGTGATTATTTTGGTAATTGTGCTAGAGGTTTATGGTCAGATGCACATGGCTCTTCTCCTATATTAGCGTTGACAGATCAAACACCATTACCTCAACATTTAAAGAATATAGGGTTAGATACTTACGAAAAATTTGAAGAACATATAAAAGAAGTAGAACGAATTTTTTGGGAAGATAGATTCACAGTATATGGGCAATGGAAAAAAGATTGGTTATCTAAATATAATAAATGCGGTTATATTAATTTACATACAGGTTTTGTGTGTCAAGGTTTGATGCAGAAAAATGATGTAATTAATTACCCTGTACAAGGTGCTGCTTTTCATTGTTTATTATGGTCATTAATACAAATTCATAATTGGTTGACCAAAAATAAGATGCGATCATTGGTAGTGGGACAGATACATGATGAAATAGTGTTGGATATTCATAGTGATGAGTTTGATGATGTTATGAGTTATGTAAAACAAGTGATGACGCTAGATATTAGAGAACATTGGAAATGGATTAATGTTCCTCTTGAAGTTGATGCGGATTTTTGTAATGTAGGCGAAACATGGTATGATAAGCATTCTGTTGTTATGTAAATAAGGTGATTATAAAATGACAAAATACATATTTGTTACAGGTGGTGTATTATCTTCATTGGGTAAAGGATTAGCTGCAGCTGCATTAGGTGCATTACTAGAAGCTAGAGGATTAACTGTCACTTTTCAAAAATTAGATCCGTATTTAAATGTAGATCCTGGAACAATGAATCCATTTCAACATGGTGAAGTGTATGTAACGGATGATGGTGCAGAAACTGATTTAGATTTAGGCCATTATGAACGATTTACAAATGCTATCTTGACACAAGATAATAATTATACATCTGGTAGAATTTATAAATCTGTCATTGATAAAGAACGTAGAGGTGATTATTTAGGGAAAACAGTGCAAATGATCCCTCATATAACTGATGAAATAAAAAAAGCTGTTCTAACTATGGAAGGTAGAGCAGATATAATTATTGTTGAGATAGGTGGAACTATTGGTGATATTGAAGGTCTTCCTTTTGTAGAAAGTATTAGACAATTAAAGGTTGATTTAGATGATCGTTGCATTTTTATTCATCTTACTTTAGTACCATATATCAAAACTGCTAATGAAATAAAAACAAAACCAACACAACATAGTGTGAGAGAATTATTATCATATGGTATACAGCCAGATCTGATTATATGTCGTTGTGAAAAAGCTATAAACAAAGAAGCTATTAAGAAAATATCTATGTTTTGTAATACGCTTCCTGAAAATGTCATTTCAGCTCCTGATGTTAAAAATATATATGAATTACCTATAGTTTTACATGATGAGGGTTTAGATAATAGAGTATGTAATCTATTGAATTTAGATTTGAATACAGAATCATATTTCAATGAGAACATGCATAAATGGAATGCGGTTAAAAATAAAATAAGAATGATTGAAAAATCAAAAAATAGTGTAACTGTTGGTATAGTAGGTAAGTATACGCAACTTAAAGAAGCTTATAAGAGTTTACACGAAGCATTATTTCATGCAGGTATTTATAATGATGTATCAATTGAATTTAAATATATTGATTCTGAAAAATTGGAAAACAGGAATTGTAATTTTTTAGTTGATGTTGTAGATTGTATATTAGTACCAGGTGGTTTTGGAAGTAGAGGTATTGAAGGTAAAATAAATGCCATTAAAACAGCTAGAGTAAATAAAATACCGTTTTTTGGTATTTGTTTAGGTATGCAGTTAGCTGTAATTGAGTATGCTAGAAATGTAAAAGATATGATAAATGCTACGAGTTATGAATTTAATGATAATAAGAAAGATTATACTTTTATAATAGATTTTATGAACGCATGGATGCATACAGATGGTATAACTACAAGAGATGAACTCGATGATATGGGAGGAACTTTACGCTTGGGTGCCTATCCGTGTATTCTAAGTAAAGAATCAAAATGTTATGATATATATTCTAGTAGTGCCATTTCTGAAAGACACAGACATCGTTATGAATTTAATCATGCCTACGTTCATATATTAGAAGATGGTGATATGAAAATAACAGGTACTTCTAAAAACCAAGAACTTGTTGAGATTATAGAATTAGAAAATCATCCATGGTTTATAGGTTGTCAATTTCATCCTGAATTTAAGTCATCATTACATTCCCCTCATCCATTGTTTGTAAGTTTTATTTCTGCTGCTAAAGAAGTACATGCTAGTAAGAAAATGATGAGTTATTTTTCTTAATATTTTTTATTATTTTTCACTGTATATAGTATAATTTACTCATACGATTATTTAATATAAAAGGAAATAGTTATATGTCTCTGATTTTAAAATATCGACCTGAAACCCTAGATGATATCTATGGAAATGATAGTATCATAAGAGATATAAAAAATATATTTACAAAACCTGTTGATGAGCGACCTCATGCCTTTTTACTCACTGGGTATAGAGGTTGTGGAAAGACCACGATTGCTCGTATTATTTCAAAAATGACAGATTGTAATATTGAACATGATTTTATCGAAATTGATGTGGGTGAGTATAGAGGCATAGATGCCGCAAGAACTATAAAAAAGAATATTCAATATAGGCCTTTATCAGGTCCAGCAAGAGTTTACTTATTAGATGAGTGTCATAGATTAACTCCTGATGCACAAGAAGCATTATTGAAAACTACAGAAGAACCACCTTCTCATGCATACATTATTTATTCTACAACAGACCCTGAAAAATTAAAAGCAACATTAAAAGATAGATGTACAGTTTTTCAAGTTGAACCTTTAGAAGAAAAAAAGTGTATTAAATTTTTGCGTGTTATTGCAAGACGAGAAGGCATTAAAATTCCCATACCTATCATTGAATTGATAGTTGAAAAATCGGATGGTAGACCAAGAAGTGCATTAAAATTATTGGAAAAAGTAATTGGTATTCCTGAATCTGAAATGGAAGCCAAACTTGAAGAAGATAAAAAAGTTGAGTATAATGTTATTGATTTATGTAGAGCTTTAATAAATCCGGATGGTTCTTGGAAATCTGTAGCTAATATTTTGAATAAATTAAAATCAGAAGATCCAGAAGCTGTGAGACGAATGGTATTGGGTTATTGTTGTAGTATTATGCTGAAGAAACGCAATGATGTCGTTTATATTGTAGCTGAGGCTTTTAGAAGACCATTTTATGATAATGGAAAACAAGATTTAATCTGTTCTGCTTATGAAGCGATGAATGATATTGATTTACATACAGGTAAAAATAGAAGATGAATATATCAGATTTTGATTATAGTGCTGAATTATCTATTGATCCAGATGCTTTAGATATTGAATGGCTTATTCAACCCTCATTATTCATAAAATATGCTGAAGCTCTTGCTGAAGCTAGATTAGAGTTAGATAAGAATAAGACAGAATTAGATATGATTCGTGCTGATATAGATAATGAAATAAGGCAGAATCCTATTCCTTATTCTGGTTCTGATAAAAAACCAACTGAAACACAGATAGCAAATTTAGTAATACAACATCCGGATGTTCAGAATGCTAATGATAGATTCATTGAATCTAAGCATATTGTAGAATTATTATCGTTAGCTGTACGAGCATTTGATCAGAAAAAAGCTGCATTAGAAAATCTTGTTAAATTGCATGGACAACAATATTTTGCAGGTCCGATGGAACCTAGAAATATAGGTAATGAGTATCATAGATCATTAAAATCGCAACAGACCAGATCTAGAGTTGGAAAGCGATTAAATAGAGATAAGAGAACTAAAATTAAAGATGTCTAGGTCAATACAATAGGTGTATTTGATCGGATATGACATTCCCTTAATAGGAGGAATATAAAAATGGCAGTACAAAAATCTAAAAGAGGAGCAGCAATGCGTCGTCGTACACGACAAAGAGCTGTAGAGTCTACAAAAGGTGGTGGTGGAACCAAATTCAATAATCTTCCTGAGGGTATCGATTTTTATAGGCCTTCAGCTGGTATTTCTCGATTGGATATCATTCCTTATGTTGTATCTGTAGATAATCATCCTGAAGGTATTGATAAGGGTGATATCTGGCAAGTACGTACAATTCTTGTACATTACGGTGTTGGTCCTGAAGAAAAAACGTACCTCTGCCGTAAAACTATCGGTAAGCGTTGTCCCATTTGTGAGTATGCAGCAAAACTGCGTAAAACAGGTGAAGCTGATGAGGAAACATTGAAATCATTGAAGCCCAGTAAACGAGATCTTTATAATGTGATTGATACTGAAGATCGTGACAAGGGTATTCAGTTATGGGAACACAGTTATTTCTTGTTTGGCGCTAGACTTGAAGAAGAATTGAATGAATCTGATGAAGAGTACGATGGTTACGCTCTCCCTGATGAAGGATACACGCTGAAAGTTCGCTTTAAAGAAAAACAATTAGGCAAGAGTAAATTTTACGAGACAACACGTATCGATTTTATTGATAGAAAGAAGCAGTATGACGATGACATTGTAGAGCAAGCCACTGATTTAGATGCTATTTTAAATGTTTTATCATATGAAGAATTGGAGCAAATTTTTCTCGGTGTAGATGATGACGATGATTTACCCACCGCTAGTAATACATCGAGTTCCTCTACTACTAAATCTGAAGATAAGCCTGCCTCTGATTCCAAGGACAAGAAATCTGAAGATAAGCCTGCCTCTGATTCCAAGGACAAGAAATCTAAAAATAAAGCAACATCTGATTCTGAGGATGTTGGATCTGAAGATTCAGATAATAAATGTCCAGCAGGTGGCGTTTTTGGCGAAAGTACAGATTCATTAGATGATTGTGATTCATGTAGTATCTGGGAAGAATGTATTGATTTGAAAGAAAATAACGAATAGTACTTGTTTCTTTTCATTAATATTTAAAATAAGAAGTATCTCATATATCTAGATACTTCTTATTTTTAAAAATAAATTTTTATTATGTCTATATCTGAATTAGCTGCAGAAATAAGGAGAACAACTATGTCATCAAATGAAATAGATAATGAGTTATCATATATTACAGATGATACTTTATTGATACCTTCGGGATCTGTAATGTTGAATTTAGCTTGTTCGGATCATTATAGAGGTGCTTTTACAACGGGAAAAATGGTGAATTTAATCGGTGATAGTTCATCAGGTAAATCATTTATGGCTTTTACAATGTTAGCACAAATAGCATATGATGATTTATTTGCTGATTATCGATTAATTTATGATGATGTTGAACAGGCTTGTGATTTTGATATTGCTAAATTATTTGGTGACAATTTCGCTTCAAGATTAGAAGCACCAGCTAATGAAAAAGATGGGTCTCCGATATATTCTGATACGATTCAAGATTTTCATATGCATATTTTTGATGCTCTGGAGTATACGGATGATGATAATAATAAGAAACCTTTTATTTATGTTCTAGATAGTTTTGATGCACTAACGTCTAGAGAAGAAAAAGAAACTGCTGACAAGAATATTAAAGCATTACGTGCGAATAAGAAAGCAGCAGGTTCTTATGGTATGGAGAAACCCAAAATATTAGGCCAAATACTTCGTATGATCGTATCTGGTATGAAAGAATCAAAATCATTTTTATTGATTATTTCACAAACCAGAGATAATATTAGTGTCATGTCATTTTCTAAAAAGACAAGAAGTGGTGGTAGAGCATTAAAATTTTATGCATCTCATGAGATATGGCTTGCCAGTAGAGGTAAAATCAACAAGACAACTAAGGGTGTTGAACGCGTAATAGGTACTGATGTGCAAGCAAAAGTAACTAAAAATAAATTAACTGGTAAATTAAGAGATGCCGATTATCCGATATACTACGATTATGGTATTGATGATATCGGTCCTTGTGTTGAGTTTTTAGTTGATACGGGATTTTGGGATGTGAGAAAACAAACAATTATAGCAACTGATTTTGATTTAGAAGCTACGCAAGCTAAATTGATTAAGCATATTGAAGGAAAAGATCAAGAACAGAAATTATTTGCTATGGCCGAAAAACAATGGCAAACTATAGAAAATGCTGTTAAATTAACTAGAAAAAGTAAGTTTGGGAAATAATTTTTATTTATAAATTTCATATTATGCCAACAGCATTGATAGTAGATTGTCATGGTTTAGGATGGATGGCCGCATATACAATAGGTCATTTATCGCATAAAGGAACTAATACAGGTATTATGTATGGTTTTTTCAAACAATTATTGAAAGCTTGCAGTTACGTACAACCTGATATATTTATATTTGCTTGGGATTCTAGAAAATCTCATAGAAAGCGATTATATCCAGAATATAAAGCAAAGAGACGAAGTCAAGGAACTCAACAAGAAGAAATATTGAGAAAACAAGTAGCTATTCAATTAAATAAATTGAGGACGCAAATACTTCCTGATTTGGGTTTTAATAATCAATTTCAGTATACTGGATATGAAGCTGATGATATCATCGCTTCAGTTATACATACATATGATTTTGATCAAGCTGTTATTGTTTCAACAGATAATGATATGCTGCAATTATTATCTGAAAAAGTATCGATATATAATGGCAAGAAAGATTTTATATATACTGTAGATGATTTCATAAGAGTATACGATGGATTAACTCCTGATAAATGGGCAGAAGTCAAAACCTTAGCTGGCTGTTCGTCTGATAATGTACCGGGTATAAAAGGTATTGGTGAAGCAACAGCTGTGAAATATTTATTGGGTACTATGAAACCGTCGGGTAAAAAATATGAGAGCATTATAAATGCTATTGGTAGTCCTGATTATGAAAGGGATAAGAAATTAGTTACATTACCTTATAAACAATTAGATTTTGAATTGCATAATGATCAGATATCATTAAAAAAATTTAATAAACTATGTAGAGAAGCTGGGTTTAGTTCGTTTTTGAGAAAAGGTGTTCAATTAAAATTTATAAAAAATATGGGTATGCAGTAGATGTGTGTAAATTGTTCAAATTGTTGTATTGCGAATTTAAAATATTGTCCCATTATGAACGGACATGATAAATGTGCTACATTAGAAGAACAACAATACAATATTGATGATTATTTGACGGATTATTTATACAAAAATAAAACTTACAAAACTCAGAAAATGATTCCTGAAAATAAAGTTATTCAATTGATTAAAGATTGTATAGCTGTAGGACAGGGTATAATTCCTGATAGTGTGAAAAATAATTTTGGTAGTGTTTTTTCAGAGAGGCATGATAATGGAAATAATAACACAAGAAAGTGAAATATGGCAACAATGTCCAACAGATTTTAATAATGCAATATCACATATTGAGCGAGCTGGTAGAGTTTGTTATAGATCTGAAGATAAAATTGTTGATGGTTCTGGTTATAAATTTGTAACTAATATAGTTAAGCGTAATCATTGGAGTGTTATAGAACATTCTAATATGGTTTGTAAAACAGAACCTAGTTTACATCCTGCTGGCACCATTGATATTTTGCGTGTTAAGTATCCTTCTGCTTTTTTAAAATTTGCTATCAAAGAAGACTGTGTTTATATAGGTGGTAATTTTAGAGCTTGGATGCAACAATTAAATTTAAGCTCTATTGAAGAATTATTTGATTATATTGATAAAGATACAGAATTATATCGCGTGGATAATAAAAAAAATATACCCATGTTGCTCAAAGCTATAACCTGTAGATTTAGAACTGATAGAGCCGTTACCCATGAATTGGTGAGACATAGACCCGTATCTTATAGTCAAGAAAGTCAGAGATATTGTGCTTATAGAGATCAATTACAAGTTATTCAACCATGGCATTACAATGATTTACCTGAAATCATTGATAAATATACAGCTAAAAAATATAAAAATTGGCTATTGTGGAAGAGTAGTATGGAGCAAATCGAACGTACTTATAAAGAATTAGCTGGTACAAAAGATTCTCCCAATGAACGTCCCGAACAAGCAAGATCTGTTCTTCCTAATTGCACAGCTACTAGAATAGTCGTAACTACTACTGTTCCCGAATGGCAATTTATTTTTAATCTGCGCACTAGCAAAGCAGCATATCCTCCTATACGTCATTTGTTAGAACCTATAAGAGATATATTTATTGAAAAAGGTTGGGTTGTATAAGTCAATTATATCTTAACTATATAATAGATAAAGAGTTTTTTATTGCTGCAACTTGTTATAAAAATAATCGCATTTATTCATAATAAGTTTAAATAATTTTGGCATCTGATATTTTGTTATGTATTTGTTCTCTTTCATAGTTTTAACTTTTATTCCTTCAGAGTATTGGTAAATTCTTCCTATTATCCTATGAGCAAATAAAAATGCAAAATATTCAGATGCCAATTTTAAATGATTTGCATATCATATATGATATAATCATATTTTTTGTGATTTTATTTATAGTATGTATTATGATTAAGATTGGAAGATTATTAGAGTGTAGATATTGGATTAGTTGTGCTGAAAATGATATACTAGTTGAACGTAAAGATACGTTTTATAGAGTAAGAGAATTATAATATGCTACGTCAAATACAAATAAAAAATTTTCAGTCACATAAAAACACAGTTATAGATTTTCAGAAAGGTATCAATGCTATAACAGGCACATCAGATGCGGGTAAATCATCTGTAATACGTGCATTGAAATGGTTATTTTTTAATAGACCTAGAGGTGAAGGGTTTAAATCTAATTTTGCAGAAGATACAGATATTATCTCTGTAAAAGCTACTTTTGATGATGTGATTATTGAGCGATGTAAAGGACCTAATGTAAATTCTTACATCATTACGCCAATACTAGAGGATGGTAAATTAGGAACTCCTAATCTATGTAAAGCATTAAGAACAGATATCCCCAGTGAAGTTAGTGATGTATTGAGAATGACGGATGTTAATTTTCAAGAACAACACTCACCTTATTTTTTACTGAATGATACGCCAGGAGAAGTAGCGTCAGCTTTTAATAGAGTATCTAAATTAGAAATAATGGATGCTTGTATGTTAGAAGCAACAAGAATTGTAAATGAATTGAGAGAAAAAGAAAAACAAATAAATGTTCAGATTGAAGACACGAATAGTCAGATTGAAGATTTTTATTGGGTGGATAATGCAGAAAAAGAATTGTTAAGTATAGAAAAATATGATGCCGCATTAGCAGATTGTCGTTTTGAATTTAGTAATCTGAGATCTATATGTGATGATTATTTGAAAATAAAAAAACAGATTGATAGTTTAGCTTATATAAAGCGTGCTGATGATCTATATAAATCTATAGAGAGAACAGCGGAGAATCGCAGTGCTTTAAAAAAAGAGATAGAATACATACATAGTGTCCTAAACAATAAAAAAAGGCTTAGACGCGAAATATCAAAGTTATCATTCATTGATACTGCAAAATTAGAATTAGATGAATTGTCACAATTGAGAGAAGATTTATTATCGGTTCAGAATGAAAGAGAATTATTAGTGCCTATACTGCATAATATGAAAAAAATAAAGAGAAAAAAATTTAAACTTAAAAAAGAAATAAATGCTCTAGATAAAAAATTTAAAGAAGCTTTATCTCAATTGGGTATATGTCCATTATGTGAGTCCGTATTACAATGATATTATTAGAATCTGATATTTTTTTTGTTACTCACTATTTATTTATGGGTATCTATATTTTGGGCATTGTTTGCTGCATATAAACAATTTAAAAGGGATAGGTGTAATTTTTTTAATGTATATTTGGCATTTGCTTTGAATTTTTTATTTTCCCCAGTAGGTATGTGTATTGCATATAAAAATAGAAAAAAATGAAATCTGTTATTTTTAAATTCATAGCTTGTGCTGATCTACATATTAGAAAGCGCAAACCACAGAGACGAATAGATAACTTTTATCTCACGCAAAAACGTAAGATGGCTTGGTTATTTAAAATTGCTAGAGAACATCAAGCCTACATTCTAGCAGCTGGTGATGTTTTCGATACATCTACACAACCTTATATTGTTTTACGTGATTATATATCTCTAGCATTGAAATATAAAGTCAGATTAATAGCTATCTATGGTCAACATGATTTAAGATATCATTCTTATAGTACTAGAGATAATACACCATTAGCTGTATTATTAGCTGCGATGAATTTTGTGGATTTGGGTGATGGTCCTCATATCATAGATAACAAAGTAAAAATAATAGGACATAGCTGGGAACAGGATATAGAACAAACAGACCCTAATATGTGTAATATTTTAATTACACATCAGATGGTTACTGAATCTGGTGGACTATGGCCGGGCCATACAGATTATGTAACCGGAAAAGACTTATTGAAATCCACAGGTTATGAGATAATAGTATCTGGTGATAACCATCAATCATTTGTGTCAGAATATAAAAATGCGAGATTATTTAATACAGGTTCTATAGTTAGATTAAAACGAGATCAGAAAGACTATAAACCAAGAATTGCTGTAGTAACTGTATATGATGACTACTCTATAGAATATGATTGGGAATATGTTCCCATAAAAGATCCAGATATTGTATTCAGTAATGAAAACGATACTGATGATGTTGAGGAATTAGCAGGTATAAAAGATTTTGTAGCATCTCTAGATGACTATGAAAATAAAAAACCTGATTTTGTATCTAATCTAAATACGGCTGCAGCATCTACAAAAGACAAAGGTGTGCAGTTTATAATAGATAAAGTAATCAATAGAGCTACTATGCTAAATAAATTAAAATAATAGAGTGTTATGATGGATGCACAAGAATTGACTGATATAAAAGATCTACTAGCTGAAAAACAACAACAATATACTAGGTTAGAGGGTCAATTAGAAAATGTTGAACATCAAATAAAGAATGATTTACATTTTAATTCTTTTGAAGCTGCTCAAGAGCGTATAAGAGAACTTGAAGAAAAAGAATCTCAATTATCAAAAACTTATGATAAGAAATTAAAACGATTCAAAGAAAAATTCCCACAATTGGTTGCATCTGATGACTGAATTAGCTGATATTCGATTAGCTTTTGAAAGAAAAAAAACTGAACTTGACTTACTCAGAGAAAAATATGAGGATCTGAATGAAAGGAAAACAGAAATTGTAGAATCTTTTGTAGATGCTGCAAAAGCAAGAGTTTTAGTTCAGAAAGTAGCTAAAGAAACATTAGAAGAATTAAGTATGAGTGTAGGCGATATTGTTAGTCAAGCATTATCAGCTGTATTTCAAGATCCTTATACTTTCATAGTTGACTTTGTTAATAGAAGAAATAAAACAGAATGTGATTTATTACTAAAAAGAGGTCAATTAGTAGCATCCCCTATGGATGCTACTGGAGGTGGTGTAATAGATGTAGCGAGTTTTGCTCTGAGATCTACTTTTTGGATGTTGAGTGATAATCTCAGGCCTATTTTAATTTTAGATGAGCCATTTAAATTTGTCAGTTGGGATTTACAAGATTATTGTGCGCTGACTCTGAAAACAATAAGTGAGCAATTAGGATTTCAGATTATAATGGTTACACATTTGAATAGAATTATAAATAGTGTTGATAAAAATATTGAATTGAAACAAATAAAAGGTATATCTCATGCATCGTGAATTTGATATTCGTAATATTGAATTAAATATTGGTGGTTATTATAATGTAAAGGAAGTATTAACTTTATTTGAGGAACTTGAAATATATCCTGCTCTATGTATTTATGATTCTATTTTTGATTCTCCAGCAGGTGGTGGGTTTACAAATAGAATTGTAAATGAAAAAATAGATATAGATAAGGTGGATACTGAATTTTTAAAATTATATGATCATTTAGATATGATTAATGGTCGTTTTGATCTGATAATGACTAATTATTTTTATACTCTATCTGATTTACATAAAGATAAGAGGGTATTAAAAATATTATCTGCCATGAATGAAAAATCATATGGTGGTGTTATAGTTGTAAATAAAGATATTGCTAGATATATACTACATAATTTTTCAAATCTTAGAATAAAATGGTCGATAACTGCCGGTTACAGGGATAAACCAAAAGATAGATTATCATATATTAATGATATATTATCTAACACAGCTAATATAATAGTTATACCTACAGAATGGAATGATGATTTTGATTTATTATCTAAGATAGAACAACCAGGTTCAGTAGAAATTATGATATTAGATCAGTGTCATAAGGGATGTAATTTTAGAAAACTACATTATACATTAACATCAGCTAATAATTATAATATTATCCCACCTTCAGAATCACAAATGTTAGCAGAAAACTTTTTTTGTCAGAAAATACATAAAGAAATTAATACAAATAAATGTACATTGCCAACAACTGAGTGCACATATTTATCAATATATCAATTAGCAAATTTATATCATGATATTGGAATAAAACGATGGAAAATAGCTTCTAGAAATTTCCCTACAGCACAGAATGATTTATTTATTTGCTATCTGAAAAATGTGTTAGCTAATTGTCAACCTAGTATTTATGTTAAAGAATATGATAGATCTGATTTTCTGGCACAAGTAAAAAATATGTATGGTCGAATGAAAAATATGACCGCATAATTTTTTAATATTACATCGTAAATTATTAAGAGCAAGAGTCTTATTTTTATAGACTTCTTGCTTTTTTTGTTTTATATAAAATTTTTTATTGGTATTTATGTATTGAGGATAGTATACTATCTAACCAGTAGTTTCATAGTTCTCTTATTTATAGCATGAGGAATAAGAGAATCATATTTTTTATTTTTTAAAAGGAGACCATAATCATGGAAAGAGATGTTCGGTTGTCCATTGTGCAGTCTATTTTGGAGACACCACATCGCAAACTTGATGCCTTGCTCCCTACTCATGTAGATGCGGAGCAACATGACCCATTGTTTTATATCAAATTTGCTCTGTGGTATCATACTAATGGTAATATCAGAGATCATAATAAGTTGTTTGCTGCTAAAGCGATTACGTCTGAATGGCCTGAATTTCGTGATGTCGGTGCTGAATTATTGTATCGTATGTCAAATAAAGATTTTGTAACTACGAGCAAGTTTGCTGAGACTTTTTTAAAGGCAGGAACAGCAGCAAGATATCGTAGATTGAAAAAAGTTGCGGAGCGTATTATTCGTAGACTTGAAAAGCGAGCTAATAAAGATGGTGGTGTGCAATTTTTGCGTACTGCCAAATTTATTAAATCTATTTATCAGCATTATCATATCAAACCTGGTAATGATAAGATTGCAGCTTCTTTGAAATTCAGATCTATTAATGGTGAAAAATTACCTGCTTTCACTATGATTGATAGGATCCGTAAAGAAAATCTTACAGAGAAGGAAATATGTCAATTGATTAGTGATTGGAAGTTGCCGCCACTACAAACTATTGGTGCTGTGAAGGAGTTGACTCCTGCTATTGCTGCTTCTCTTTTGCCTAGCATGACTTCTGCAGAAACAGTTAATTTTATGAAATTGTTTGAGCGTAGGGGTTTGTTAGATCATCCAGATTTTAAACGCGCTGTAATAAAAAAGACGAGCAAATCAACTAAGAGTTCATCAATGCGCTCTAAGAAAGCGAGCAAATCGTTGAGTAAACACAGTGATGTTGCCGATGCTTCCACAGCTGCATTTGTTAAATCTCTACCTATGATTGATAAGAAAGTAGTACTGGCTATTGATAAATCTTTCAGTATGCAGAAAGCTATCGATATCGGTAAAGAAGTAGCTACTATTCTTGCAGCAAAAGTAAGAGATGCCAATAATAATCTTAGAGTTTGTTTGTTTGATGATACCGTAAAAGAAATTGATATTCCTGAAAAGGCTGATTATGCTTCTTTTGAGGCAAAATTTAGGTTTATCA